CAATTGCTCCAACGATTACCGCCGCCCACGCGTCCGGTGTCACTTCCCCTTGACTCCGAATTCTTGATCTTCCGGATTCAACCATCGAAGGATAACCGGAAGGATAGCAGCTACTCCGGCTCCTAGAACAGCTTTAGGATCTGTCACGCCAGCAAGATAAACGGCGATGCAAGATGCTAGAAAGGAGCGTCCCCATGATGCTCCCATTTTTTGTAATTCTTTCATTTTTTGCCTTTCTTGAGTAAACCTTTGCCAGCTGGATGTGCAACTTCAATCACCGGATATGCGCCTTTATACGGGACATATTTTGGACGACCAAAACCGACAATTTCTTTACCAAATTGACGAACTTTAAGCAATACCATTCCGCCATTTCGTTGATCTCCGCCACGGGATGTATTGCCTTCGACCGTCAAGATGTTGTCACCGTCGAATCCCACCACGATTCCTACATGGCTGATTCGATCTACACCGTCATGTGGGAAGTCCATAAACGCAAGATCGCCCAATTCAGGCTTTTCATGCCATCGAGAAGTCTCTTTAAACTTATGAGCTCCAATAGCTGTGCTCACAAGTGAATGCACCTTGACTCCGGATTGTGCCAGCACCCAATTGCAAAATGAACCGCACCACGGCAAGCCATCGGCTTTTGTAAATTTGCCGTATTTTGTTATGTTTTCCGGCTCTTCAACTATACCTTGCTCGGCTAAAGCAATTTCAATTGCGTGAGCAGCTGAACCAATTGGATAGGTCATCCCAAAAGCGCCTTTGCCTCTTCGTCTGTCAAACCTAGTTTGTCCAAGACCGCCTTTCGAGCTTCTAATTTTTTATTGAAAATAACTTCTTCCGCATCAAATTGCTTTTGGAATGCCACAAGACTTGCGGCTTTTTCTTTACTCAACGGGACTTCCGTTGTCTCTCCTGTTTCGATGTCATAGATTTTTTCCATAGTCATTTTTTATGCTCCATATACATAGACGGTTCCGGCATCAAATGATCCGGCTGAACAACTGACGCTTACTGAGGTGACAGCTGAAGTTCCTGTATAGTGACCGCTTGAAGTGTATGCGCGGTATCCGCTACCAGTTGCACCGCCAGTCGCCACAAATGGTTTGACTGTCGTGGTGTTGCAATTCCAAATGTTTGCATATCCTGTCACAGTTCCGGTCGCAGAAGTAGTCATTCCAAGTCTAAAAAATGTGCTAGTGGTATTAAACGATTGAACTCCGCCAGACAAATCTTCCATTCCGGCTTGAAGATAATTGCTCGCTGTGTCGGTGTTTAATTGAATGCCGATTGTCGATGCGGAAGCTGTGTTTGTTGAAGCTCCATCCACAAAAACATAAAGCCATTGTTTTCCGCTAATTGATGAAATGGTTGTCGTCGATCCTGATAAGGCTGTTCCACTGGCATTAAGCAAAGTCAATTGCGGTGTATATCCGGAAGCTGGAGTTGCCCAAGTAAAAGCCAAATTTGTTCCGCTTGATTTAGATAGAACTTGACCAGTTGTTCCGCCCTTAAGACCAACGAATGAAGTATCGACTCCTGATCCCAGTGTAGAAATTGCCGTCGCGCCATCTTTGACGAGATCGGTTGAAGTCGGGACTGTCCACCCGAAATTCGTGGTAGTTGTTGACATTATTTCTCCTTATGCGACGACGGTGGCATTTAACCACTCAAGTGTAGGTTCGATTGTGTTCCAAGTCTCAACGACAGGCACATCTGCCCATGTGAACGCTTGAAGTGAATATGCCACGGGAGTGACATAAAGTGAGACAGTCAATGAATTAATGCCTGACTGAAATTGCCATCCTTCAACAAATCCCTGAAAATTAGATCCCATATTTTCTGGCAAATCTGCGATATTGACCGGCATTCCCATAAATACAGACAAAAGATTGTCACGATCGGAATTGTCGATTTCCGGTGATCCAAGTGGGAATGAGATTTGGTTGAAGTTCGCTTGTGGCAAAGCTCGGAGCTCTAAGTAAAAAGCGGCTTGAGAAGTTGCGTCTGCGGTGTGCTCAAGAGTTGTAGTGATGTTTTGAGCCAAAGTGCCATAGAGCGCAATTGATGTCGCATCTGAATTTGTGACTTGAGCTGAATTCTTATATGTGAGAGTGATGTAATTGCGGACATCGCCAGCGCGGACGGCTGTTTGAAGTCCGCTGGCAAATGCGTCATTTGCCGAAAGGTTCACATATCCATTTGCGGTAAGATATTGCGTCCGGTGAGTGCTGTCCGCATAGCTAATCTGTCCAGCTGAATTCTCGTACAAATAGCCAAGTCCGGATGTGGCTAAAGCCGAGACAAGCGAATAAATGTCGGTAACATCGGATGATCTAGCTGTAAGCTCATAATTGCCAGTATCGATTTCGCCAAGTCCGGTATTGAATGCCTGATTCCAAGTAAGAGCTGGATCCACATCATTCCAAGTCTCCGCGGCTGGCACTTTATTCCAAGTTGCAAAAAGAGCTTGAGACAGGATATGCTCAATCTGTGCGCCGTCTAAGTCTTTGGACAAGACTCCTGTTGTAAGCACCTTTGGAAGCCTTGAAAGGGCTCCTAGAGCAACGATGGAGATTGTTTGGGTGATTCCAATTGACCCACCGGATTGAACGCCCACAATGACATCTGTGACCGAACCACCAAAAATTGCTACCGGAGTCCCTGCGGAATTGTTTATGTACACAGTCACGGATGAATTTATATTCACAGCAATGCTTGAATCGTCCAAATTAATGAGAGTCAAATTGCAATATCCGGCAATAGCTTGCTCGTAAATATCTGTACGCCCCGACCCAATATTGAGATTTGCAAGAGCTACATCCTTATATTCGACTCCATCGATTTCGATGCTCCAAGTCGGTGTCCATAGGGTCATACGAAAGCGAACCTATTCGCGCCCAAAGTGCCACGCGCATTTGAGCGATTAAGTACATCGACGATTGTGCGAGCTGTGCCTTCTGCGTCGATTGCTCCATTTACGGTGACATTGATTGTTGATCCCATTCCGCCATTTGGCACGATAGTCCCATTTGAGCTAGGGACAAAGAGTTCGGCTCCGCGCTCGCCGACGACATAGGGAGTCCCTGCCGATACAGATCCGCCAGCTGCTCGGAAGCCACCGAAAGCCGAGTCAATCAAATTACCGATTCCGCGAACCGCTGGATTGTTTCGTACCAAATTGATGAGAGCTTGAATTCCAGAGACAACTGATCCAATGACGGAAGCCATTTTCTCAAAGCCTGAAATCAATGTACCAACCACATTGATGACAACGCCCAAAGCAATACCGATTCCTTGAATAGCAATTTTCAAGACTCCACCAAGCAAAGGTGCAACAAAGTCTTTTAAGAATTTGAAGAGTGCTTCAAATTCGTCTTTGTTATCCATAACCGCATTTTTAATTTGGTCGAATGCAAATTTGAAGCCTTCAAGTACAGGCTGGAAAATATTTTTTATTAGATCGATATAAGTTTTGAACGCGTTTGTCAAGCCTTCTTTACCGCCCACGGAATCAATAAATCCGGAGACGGCAGGAATGACTGTATTCACGATTGTATTAATCATTGGAGTAATTGCGTCTAATACAAAGGATCCAATTGTCTCTTTGCCTTCATCAATAGCTACTTTAAGCCGAGCCATCTTTCCGGCAAATGTGTCAGCTTTGACGGCTGCTTGATTAGCAAATGTGTCACCAAGTTGCTTTGTAATTTCGTCCATCGACATCGTCTTAAGTTGTGCCGAAGTAAGACCAACGCCAAGCTTTGCAAGTGAAGCCGTATTACCTTCGGTTGCCTTTGCCATCGCATTAGTAACGGCTTCGAGAGATTTACCAGATCCAGCTGCAACATCGACCGCAATCGATTGGAGCTTGAGAGCTTGATCCGAATCTTTTGTGGCGCGAACAAGTCTTTCAAAGCTCGGACGAAGTTCATCGTCTGTAAGTCCGGTGAGAAGTGAAGTCTTAAGAATTTGACTTTCAACGGCAGCAATTTGAGCATCGGTCGCGCCTGTAACATTTTGTAATGTAGTCGCCAGCTTTGCTTGAGCCGCTTCATCTGCAATGGCAGATTCCACGCCTTGCTTGAGAAGTACGCCAGCATAGGCAAGTGCAGCTGCACCAGCGACGGCAAATGCCGCGCCAGCCATTTTGCCAAATTTCCCCATTTTGTCGCCAAAGCTTTGAACTTCGTTTTCTGCGCCGGCAACTCCACGCTTCAATTCATCAAAGTCTGCGTCAAAGGTAATCTTTACTTTTGGAATGCCAGCCATTAATCAAGCCCCAATTTCTTCACGACGGTTTGAACCATCTCCGCATATTCTCTTGCCACGATTGGCACATAATAATCCACAGCCGGAGTCATCCAATATCCACGCTTATTAAATGGAGCTTTGAATCTGTCGGTATATGGACGACCTAAACTATCTATTCCCTTATGGGATCCAAATTCTGTTCCCCATAGCAATGCACCGGCTGGCGCGGCATTCTGCCTTACCTTTGCGCCTTTGCCCGACTTAGATTGTTCGCCACCATATTTGCGACCAACCTTTTTAGATCCACCGACATCAACGCGAATCAATCGATCGCGTTTAGCCGTAATGGTCTGTGCAACAAGTTTTGTTTGTGGAGCCGGCGCAGATTGGCTGAACATAAGAAGCTGTCCGGCAAGTCTTTGTGATAATGGATAAGCACCATCGCGTATTTCTTGCTGTGAATCTTTGTCAAGTTTATTTAATAAGCCAATCAGATTGCGAAATTCAACAGGATCAACGGTTATGGCAAATGTGCCTCTACCTGCCTTTGTTGCCATTTCGCTTCTCCAAAATCTCAATTGCTGTGTAGATCTGCTCCGCCGTCTCCCACTCTTTCATCGGAATTCCTGTTGCAAGTGCTAGTTCAACTAGGACTCGATTTAAGCTTCCGACGGCGTAGCTTTTGGGCTATCTACTTCCTCGGATCGAATATCGTCCACGGTATCGCACCAAATTTCGTATGGCTTAATAGGTTGTCCGGCAAGCTCTCTTTTCTTTGCGTTATATGCCAAGAAAAGAAGATCATCAAGTCCGACATTTTCGCCGAGCTGTGTAACCTTCAAGCCTGTCTTTCTTTCCCACTTTACGAATTCCGGTGTCGAAGCCGTGAACGATTCCGATTCCCCTGAAAAGTATGTAACCGTTATTCCTGTTTTCATGCTCCCGATTTCCTAACTCTTAGCTGAAAGTTTCAGTAGGTGTTCC